GAGCGCGCGACGTTCGTCGTCGCCGCGCTGTTCGCGGTGGTCGCGTCTGCCTCCCTGATGCAGGCCATCGGCCTGTCGACCGCGCTGGGCGCATTCGTCGCGGGCGTGATGCTGGCAAGCTCTCCCTTCAGGCACGAGCTTGAGGCGGATGTCGAACCGTTCCGGTCGATCCTGCTGGGGCTGTTCTTCCTTGCGGTGGGCATGATCCTCGATCTGCAGGCCATTGCCGAACGTCCCGTGTTCGTGATCCTTGGTGCGATCCTGCTGATCGGCGCGAAAACCGGTGTGATCTTTCTGCTGGGGCTGGTTGCCAAAATGCAATGGCGCAGCGCGCTGGCACTGGGTCTGCTGCTCAGCCAGGGGGGCGAGTTCGGCTTTGTGCTGTTCGCTGCCGCCGAACAGGGGCTGCTGATCAGCGGAGAGGCATCGAGCCTGTTCACCGCGATCATCACGATTTCGATGGCGTCCACACCGTTCCTGATGAAGTTCACCTCCAGCATCCGCAAGCCAGCCAATGGCGATAGCGAGGAGCGCGAGGGCCCCGTCAACGAAGGTGCGAGCGCGTTGGTCGTCGGCTATGGCCGCTTTGGCCAGACGGTCGCGCAGGCCTTGTCGGCGGGCGAGATCGGGCTGACCGTGATCGACCACGATGTCGAACAGATCGACGTGGCACAGGAATTCGGGGCGACCGTCTATTTCGGCGACGGCACGCGCATGGACCTGTTGCGACAGGCCGGCGCGTCCGAGGCGGAGGCCGGGGATATTGCAGACGTTAGGGCCGAGCTTGAACGCCGATTTGATCGCCTCCGCGCGGTCCGCGAGGCGAAAGGCCTATATTGCGAGCCTGAGCCCGAGAGCGGGAATGGAGTGTTTCCATAACTGGCCGTTCTGGGCCCATAGCGGACAATTACCGCCCGATGGAGACTGGAATATCTGGCTCTTCATGGGCGGGCGGGGTGCGGGCAAGACACGCGCCGGCGCGGAATGGATACGGGCGCAGGTCGCCAGCGGCTGCCGCCGCATCGGGCTCGTTGCGCCCACCCTGAATGATGCGCGCGAAGTGATGATTGGCGGGCCGTCGGGCCTCGCCGGCATTGGCCTGGAAGAGGAGCGGCCGCGCTTTGAAAGCTCGCGCCGGCGGCTGATCTGGCCCAATGGCGCGGAAGGCTATGTGTTTTCGGCTGAAGATCCGGACAGTTTGCGCGGGCCCCAATTTGACACCGCCTGGGCCGATGAGTTTGCCGCGTGGAGCTATCCGCAGGCAACGCTGGATACGCTGCGCATGGGGCTGCGTCTGGGAACAGAGCCGCGCCTGGTGATTACCACCACGCCGCGGCCCATTCCGGCGCTGAAAACCCTGGCCGGACAAGCCAATGTGGCCATTACCCATGCGCGGACAGAGGAGAATACGGGCAATCTGGCCGCCGGTTTTGTGGCCGCCATGCAGGCAAGTTATGGCGGATCGCTGCTCGGGCGGCAGGAGCTGGACGGGATACTGATCGAGGACCCGGACGGGGCACTGTGGACCCGCAAGGACATTGAAAACGCCTGTGGCGGCGAGGCGGCCGACCCGCACCGGATCATTGTCGCGGTTGACCCTCCCGCGACCGGACAGGTCCATGCGGATGAATGCGGCATCATCGTTGCGGGCGCGTCGGGCGAAGGCAGGGATCGAACAGCCATCATACTGGCCGATCGCTCCTTCGGCCCGGCCAAACCCGCGGCCTGGGCGGATGCCGTGGCGGCCACCTATGACGGGTTTGAAGCCGATTGCGTGGTCGCCGAATCCAATCAGGGCGGCGACATGGTTGCGGCCGTGCTGAAAGCCGCCCGCCCCGGCCTGCCGGTGAAGCTGGTGCATGCCAGCCGTGGCAAGCGGACACGCGCCGAACCTGTGGCCGCGCTCTATGCCGCCGGCCGGGTGAAACATGCCGGGCGTTTTGCGGCGCTGGAAGACCAGATGTGCGCCTTCGACGCGCCCGACACGAGTATCAAGAGCCCGGACCGAGTGGATGCGCTGGTCTGGGCGGTGAGCGAATTATTGCTGAACCGGCCGGGCGCACCCCGGCTGCGGCGTCTGTAGAGCGGGATTTGTCCAAACGGAATTGTTTGACCGCCGGTAATTCGTGGTCCGGCAAGGAGCGCAAAGCGATGCGGTGTGAACACCGTGAGATTTGTGCGACGCCGTCCGGGGCGCGAAAGACCAAGGGGAAACGATGGCGGTTCAGTTTGTTACTGCCAAATCAAGCTGTTGCTCCAGCGGGCTTGGCAGGCTTTTCCGCGCCGGCTTTGTCGAAATCCTCGCATGATGGTCAACATCATGCTCCGGTGTTCTCCTCGCCAGCACAAAAAATCCTCACCATCAAACCGCTTCCGGGTGAACAAATCCCGCTCTAAAAGGACGACAAAATGCTGAACCAGCTGGCCCGGACGTTCGGGCTGACCACAAAATCGTCTGCGGCAAAGCCCCTGATCGCCCTGTCCTTCGGGACGCGGGCGGCGTGGCCGGCGCGCGATTACGCCTCGCTGTCGAAGGAGGGGTTTGCGCGCAATCCGGTGGTGCATCGCTGTATCCGCCTGATTGCGGAAGCCGCCGCCTCGACACCGCTGACGATGCAGACGGGCGGTGGGGCGGCGCACCCGCTGTCGCATCTGCTGGAGCAGGCCAATCCGGATCAGAGTTTCACCGAAATGCTGGAAACGCATTACGGCTTTCTGCAGATTTCCGGCAATGCCTATCTGGAGCTGGCGGCGCTGGATGGCGTGCCGCGCGAAATCTTCACCCTGCGCCCGGACCGGATGCGGATTCTGCCCGGCAAGCGCGGCTGGCCGGACGGCTGGGAGTATTCGGCCAATGGAAGAAAAGTGACGTTTGCGCGCGACAGGGCCAGCGGGCGCTCGCCCATCCTTCACATGCGGCTGTTTCACCCGTCGGATGATCATTATGGCCTCAGCCCGCTGGAAGCGGCGGCGGCCTCTGTGGATGTCCACAATGCGGGCGGCGCCTGGGCCAAGGGATTGCTGGACAATGCGGCGCGGCCGTCCGGTGCGCTGATCTTCAATAACGGGGAAGGCGCGAACCTGACCGACGACCAGTTCGACCGGCTGAAGGCGGAATTGTCCGACGCCTATACCGGCCCGGCCAATGCCGGGCGGCCGATGTTGCTGGAGGGCGGGCTGGACTGGAAGCCGATGGCATTGTCGCCGGCGGATATGGATTTCATCGAGGCCCGGCGGGAAGCCGCGCGGGAAATTGCCCTGGCCTTTGGCGTGCCGCCCCTGCTGCTGGGTCTGCCCGGGGACAATACCTATGCCAATTACAAGGAAGCCAATCTGGCCTTCTGGCGGCAGACAGTGTTGCCGCTGGTGCGCAAGACGGCGCGGGCCCTGACCGGCTGGCTCTCCCCCTGGAGTGAAGCATCGCTGGAGATCACAGCGGACACGTCTGCCATACCGGCGCTCTCATCGGAACGGGCTGCCGACTGGGCGCGGATCAGCGCTGCCGACTTCCTGACACCGGACGAAAAGCGCCGCCTGCTCGGCCTGCCGGAGGCCTCATGACGGGCTGGCGGCTGGAAAGGTCGGTGACGCTGGGCGTTGTCTTCGCGCTCGCCATGCAGACCGGCGGGGCGCTGATCTGGGCGGGGGCGGCAGGCGAACGCCTCAACAGGCTGGAAGCCGAGGCCGAGCTGCATGAAGCGGCCAGCGAACGCCTGGCCCGGCTGGAAGAACAGATCGGTCAGGCGCGCGAAGCCCTGAGCCGTATCGAACGGCGTCTGGACGACTAACGCCGCCGGAATTTCTGGAGACAGTGATGGATGAATTCACCGCAACGGGCGAGCCGCTGCGCATTGAAGGCCATGCGAGCCTTTTCGGGCTGGCCGATCTCAACCGGGATATCGTCCGGCGCGGCGCTTTCACGCGCGGGCTGCAGCGGCGCGGCGCCAGGGGCGTGCGCATGCTGTTCCAGCATGATGCCGGCGAGCCCGTCGGTGTGTGGGACGAGATCCGTGAGGACGGGCAGGGCCTGTTCGTGCGCGGCCGGGTGCTGCGAGCCGGGCCGCGCGGGCGGGCGGCAGCGGAGCTGATCCGCCAGGGTGCGGTGGATGGCCTGTCCATCGGTTTCCGGACCGAGCGCTTTGCCCCGCGAACGGGTGGCGGGCGTGAACTCATTCAACTGGATTTGTGGGAGGTCTCGATCGTGACCTTCCCGATGTTGCCGCAGGCGCGTCTTCGCGTCGCGGCGCCCGCGGCGATTGCCGCATAACCATCGTCAATCAAGAGGATTTACATGACGAAGGAAACCAAGATGGCGGCGCCGTCAGCGGAAACCCGCGCGGCGCTGAGCGAAGTGTTGTGCGCGTTCGAGGCGTTCAAGGATGCCAATGACCGGCGACTGGACGAGATCGAGGCGAAAGCGGCCGCCGATCCGCTGCTGGACGAGAAGGTCTCACGTATCGACGCGGCCCTGAACCGGGCCCAGGACCGGCTCGACCGACTGGCGCTGGAGGCGTCCCGTCCCGGCCTCGACAGCAAGGGGGCTGACGAAACCAGCGCTGCCTGGAACAGCTATATGCGCACGGGCGAGGCCGGCAAGCTGATCGAGGGCAAATCGCTTTCTGCCGGATCCAACAGTGATGGCGGTTATGTCGCCCCGGCGGAGACCGAGGCGCTGATCGACCGGCTGCTGACCTCGGCCTCGCCGATCCGGGCGATTGCCAGCGTCAAGCAGACCACGGCGCACACTTTCAAGAAGCCGGTCAGCCTGGGCGGAGCGGCCACCGGCTGGGTGTCGGAAACGGCGGCGCGTCCGGAAACGGACAGCCCGACGCTGGACCTGCTCGATTTCCCGACCGCAGAGCTCTACGCCATGCCGGCCGCGACCAGCCAGCTCCTGGATGATGCGCTGGTGGATATCGACCAGTGGCTGGCCGAGGAAGTGCAGGATGTCTTCGCCGCGCAGGAAAGTGATGCCTTCATCAATGGCAATGGCACGAACAAGCCCAAAGGCTTCCTCAGCTACACGAAGACGGCAGATGCCTCGGCGGTGTGGGGCGAGATCGGCTATGTTGCGACGGGCGTGGACGGTGATTTTGCTGCCAGTGATCCGGCGGATGATCTGATTGATCTGATCTATGCGCCGAAACCGGGCTATCGCGCCGCAGGCCGCTTTGTGATGAACCGGCGCACGGTCTCGGCGGTGCGCAAGTTCAAGGACTCCAATGGCGATTATATCTGGCAGCCCTCGCTGACCGAAGGCGGGCAGGCGACGCTGCTGGGTTATCCGGTGACCGAGGCCGAGGATATGCCGGATATCGGCTCGGACGCCCTTGCGATTGCGTTTGGTGATTTCCGCCGCGGCTATCTGGTTGTGGATCGTCAGGGCGTTCAGGTCTTGCGCGACCCGTATTCCGCCAAGCCTTACGTCCTGTTCTACACGACCAAGCGTGTTGGCGGCGGGGTGCAGGATTTCAACGCCATCAAGCTGTTGAAGTTCGGGCTGTCCTGACGCCGGCATCTTCGGGCGGCGGCTCCGGCTGCCGCCCGCATTCTCCGGGAGACCAAAATGACCCTCCAACTCGTCACGCCGCCGGCGGCCGAGCCCGTCACACTGTCTGACGCGAAAGCGTTTCTGCGGGTGGGCCACGATGCCGAAGACGGCCTCATTTTGCAATTGATCGCCTCGGCGCGCCAGCGGGTCGAGGCCGAGACGGGCCGGGCGCTGATTTCGCGAACGTATCGCGAGGCGCTGGATGCCTGGGATGTGCCCGGACGCATTGCCGATAGCGGGCGACAGTTCCGCCTGCCCCTGCCGCCACTGATCTCGGTGATTTCGGTCACGACTTTCGCCGCAGACGACGCCGGCACAGTCTGGGATGCGGCGAACTATTTCGTCGATACCGCGTCCGATCCCGGGCGGATCGCTGTCCGGTCCGGTGATTTTCCCCGGCCCGGGCGCGCGGTTGCGGGCATCGAAATCCTGTTCGAGGCGGGCTATGGCGCGAGCGCCGATGATGTGCCGGAGGCCCTGCGCGAAGCCGTGATGCGGCTGACCGCCGATGCCTATCTGAACCGCGACGGCAATGGCGAGCGGCCCTTGCCAATGGCGGTGCAGAGCCTGCTCGTGCCTTATCGGCGGGTGCGGCTATGAGCGCGGAGGCGGTTTTTCAGGACGCCTTGCTGGCGCATCTGGCGGCGGATGCCGGGGTGCAGTCTGCGCTGGGCGATCCGGCGCGGATCTTCGATGCCGCACCGGAGGGCGCGGCCTTTCCCTATCTGAGTGTTGGGCGCGGGGTCAGCGAGCCCGCCGGGGCCAGCGATACGCAGCTGATCGCGCACCGGCTGACCCTGCATCTGTGGACGCGGGATACCGGCCGGCGGGAGAGCAAGGAGATGCTCGGCGCCATCCGCGCGGTTGTGGATGACGCCTCATTTGTCCTCGCCGGCGGGTTCACGCTGATTTCCTGCCGCATCGTCTATGCCGATGTCTTCCGCTCTGCCGACAGCCGCCTGGCGCATGGCGTCTTGCGGGTGCAGGCCATCATTCAAGTCAATTGACGGAGTATCCAATGACCGCACAACGCGGAAAAGACCTGCTGCTCAAGATCGGCGATGGGGGTTCGCCGCCGGATTTTACCAGCGTGGCGGGCCTGCGCGCCCGGACCATCACGCTGAATGCGCGAACGGTGGACGCCACCACGTCCGACAGTCCCGAGGGCTGGCGCGAGCTGATCGCCGGGGCGGGCGTGAAATCCTGCGCCGTGACCGGGGCGGGCCTGTTTGTCGATGCCGCCGCGGACGAGACGGTGCGGCAGGCCTTCTTCAACCAGACCACGCCGGACTGGCAGCTGGTCATTCCGGATTTCGGTGTGATCGAGGGCCCGTTCCAGATTGTCGCCCTGGAATATGCCGGACGCCATGATGGTGAAGCCACCTATTCCCTGTCGCTGGCCTCTGCCGGCGCGCTGAGCTTTACGGCGGTCTAGATGAATCCGGCCCGCGGCGAGGTTTCGCTGACCATTGATGGCGAGGCGCGTACGCTCTGCCTGACGCTGGGCGCGCTGGCGGCCATTGAGGCCGGTTTGCGCTGTACCGGTTTTGCCGAGCTGAGCGAACGCCTGAAACGCCTGTCCGCAGCCGACCTGATCCTGGTGGCTGAGGCCCTGCTGACCGGCGGGGAGGGCGTGGTGCTGGATCTGTCGACCGCGCGGATTGATCCGGCGGAGGCCGCCCGGGCCGTCGCCGAGAGCTTCGAACGGGCGCTGTGACCACGATCCCGTTTGATGACTGGCTGCGGTTTGCCGTGCTGCGCCTGGCCATTCCGCCCTCGGACTTCTGGCACCTGTCCCTGACGGAATGGCGGGTGCTGACGCAATCGGCCTCAGCCCCGCCCTTGCGGCGGGACGAGTTGTGCGCCCTCCTGAAATCCCATCCGGACAAGACCCATGACATATGACGACGACGAAGCGGAGCGTGTGGCGGAAAATGCTGCGCGGGCGGGTGCAGCATTGGAAGCCCTCGCCAACGGTCCGGCCCGGCAGGCGGCCGATGCGATGAGCGATGCCTTTGACCGTGCCGGGCAGAGCATCGAGACCGCTTTGACGCGGGCTGCGCGATCGGGAGAGCTGAGCTTTTCCACCATGGTGGATGCGATCCTGCGCGACCTTTCCCGCATTGCCACGGAGCGCTTTGTGACCGCCCCCATTGACGGGCTGGTGGATCAACTGGCCACCCGTCTGCCCTTCTTTGGCGCGCGGGCCGAGGGCGGGCCGGTGCAGGCGGGCGGGGCCTATCTTGTCGGTGAACGCGGTCCCGAGCTTTTCACGCCCGCCAGCGCCGGACAGGTCGGCGGTGCGGCGCCGATCCAGGTCACCATTAATCTTCAGGGCCGCGCGCCGGCGGAGACGATCACGCGTTCGGAAACGCAGATCGCGACCGCACTGGCGCGGGCCGTCCGCAAGGGAGCGGCCAGACTATGAGCCCTCAAATTCATGACGTGCTGTTTCCATTTTCCGTGGCGCTGGGCGCGCGGGGCGGGCCGGAGCGGCGCACGGAAATCGTGACGCTGGGCTCGGGCCGGGAGGAGCGCAACACGCCCTGGGCGCATTCGCGGCGGCGCTGGAATGCCGCGCCGGGCATCAGGACATTGGCGGATGTCGCGGCGCTGACGGCGTTTTTCGAGGCGCGCCGGGGCCGGCTTTACGGCTTCCGTTTCCGCGATCCGGTGGATCATGCCAGCGGTGACCCGGTGTCACCTGCCGATCAGTCTCTGGGCACAGGCGATGGCGACACCCGTGTTTTCCAGTTGCTCAAACGCTATGCGGATGAGGGTTCCGCCTATGACCGCATCATCACCCGGCCGGTTTCCGGCAGCGTGCGGGTTGCGGCAGACGGCGTGGAACTGACCGCCGGGGCCGATTTCACGGTGGATGCGGAAACGGGCGAAGTGACTTTCGCTGATGCCCCGGTGGCCGGGACCGCCCTGACCGCCGGTTTCGAATTCGATGTCCCGGTGCGCTTTGATACCGACCGGCTGGATATCTCGCTGGACGCTTTCGAGGCGGGCGAGATTGCCGATTTGCCAATCCTGGAAATCCGCGCCTGAGCCATGCTGAATATTCCAACGGAATTGCAGGCCCGGCTGGATGCCGGGGCGACGACACTGGCCTGGTGCTGGCGCGTGGAGCGCCGCGACGGACAGGTGTTCGGTTTCACCGACCATGATGGTGATCTGGTCTTTGATGGCGTCACCTATCGCGCGGCGACCGGTTTGAGCGGTGCCGATATCGACACCCGTCTGGGCCGCGAAAGCGGGTCTGGCGAAGTCAGTGGCGTGTTTGAGGATTCTGCCCTGACGGAGAGTGATCTCGCCAATGGCATGTGGAGCGGTGCGCAGGTGCAGATCTACCGCACCGACTGGTCGGATGTCTCCTTGCGCGTCAAGGTCTGGACTGGCGAGCTGGGCGAGGTCCGGCATGATGGGGTTTCGTTTCGCGCGGATCTGAACGGTCTGTCGCGGCGGCTGGAACGCTCGATTGGCCGGATCTATTCGCACCATTGCGACGCCAGTTTTGGCGATGCCCGCTGCGGTCTGGATGCCAGCCAGCCCGCCTATCGCGGAACGGGCATGGTGACCGGGCAGGGGCCGGCCGGCTTCGTTGTTTCCGGGCTTTCCGGTTTCGCTGATGGCTGGTTTTCATCCGGCTGGCTCGACTGGACCAGCGGCGCGCAAAGCGGCCAACGTCAGCGAGTGATTTCACACCATGTCTCCGGAGACCAGGTTCTGATCGGGCTGGAGGGTGATAATTCCGCGTCCGGAACAGGCGATGGCTTTGTCATCACCGCGGGGTGCGACAAGCGCCATGCGACCTGCCGGGACAAGTTTGCAAACATTCTCAACTTTCGCGGCTTTGCCTTCCTGCCCGGCAATGACGTGCTTATGGCTTCTCCCGCCTCGGACAAGCGCCGGGATGGCGGATCGCGCGGCCTGTCATGATCCGCAACGCGGTTGTGGCCGAGGCGCGGTGCTGGATCGGCACACCCTATCATCATCAGGCGAGTTGCCGCGGCACCGGGTGTGATTGCCTGGGGCTGGTGCGCGGTATCTGGCGGGCGCTGTATGGAGCCGAGCCCGAAACACCACCGCCCTATCCGGTCCGGGACCCGGCGGGAGAGGCGCTGATGGTGCCGGCCCTCGGGCGCTGGCTGATCGAAATTCCCTGCGACGAGGCCATGGCCGGGGATGTGCTGGTCTTTTCCTGGCGCCATTCACTGCCGGCTCGCCATTGCGGCATTCAATCGGCCGGACACCACTTCATTCATGCGTATTGGCGGCGCGCAGTTGCCGAGACACGGCTGACGCCCTGGTGGCGGCGCCATTGCCTGGCTGCCTTCTCGTTTCCGGAAAGAGATACACTATGGGCCAGCTGATTCTAGGCTCGATCGGCTCTGCCGTGGGCCAGCATGTTTTGCCGAAGGGATTGTCTGCCTTCGGGCTGCACCTGTCCGGACGGGCCCTTGGCGGGTTTATCGGCGCACAGGCGGGCGGATGGCTCGGCCAGGCGCTGTTCGGCCGGGACCGCGTGACCGGTCCGCGGCTGGATGCCTTGCCCGTGCAGTCGTCGACGGAAGGTGCGCCCATTCCCCTCGTTTTCGGCCGCAGCCGGATTGCCGGGCAGGTCATCTGGGCCTCGCGGTTTTCCGAGCACCGGAGCTCCGAAGGTGGCGGTAAGGGCGGACCGCGCATTAACCGGTTCAGCTATTCGGTGAGTTTTGCGGTCGGCCTGTGTGAAGGGGTAATCGACGGTATCGGCAATATCTGGGCGAATGGAGAGCGGCTTGATCAGAGTGAGCTGGGATTTCGCCTCTACAAGGGCGATGAGACCCAAACGCCGGATCCGCTGATCGAGGCCATAGAAGGCACGGAAAATGCGCCGGCCTGGCGCGGGCTGGCCTATATCGTGTTCGAGGATTTACCGCTCGAAACTTTCGGCAATCGTCTTCCCAACCTGTCCTTCGAAGTGTTCCGTTCCCCGCAAGCCCTGACTGGCGCTGCGCGGCTCGAGACCCGGATCGAGGGCGTCGATCTCATCCCGGCTTCGGGCGAATTTGCCTATGCAACATCATCTGTGCTGCGGGATGACGGGCCGGGCCGGCAAAGCTGGCTGAACATCAATAATGCACGCGGCAAGCCGGATTTCCTTGCCGCCATTGACGATCTTGAAGCCCGTCTGCCGAATTGCCGGTCCGTGCTGATCGTGTCGGCCTGGTTCGGCACGGATTTGCGCTGCGGCGACTGCGCCATCCGGCCCGGCGTTGAAACGCGTGAAACCATCACCCGCCCCTATAGCTGGTCTGTGGCCGGCGAAAACCGCAGTTCGGCCTACCTGATTTCCCGCATCGATGGACGCCCTGTCTATGGCGGCAGCCCGGCGGATGCCGCGCTGATAGAGGCCATTACCGAATTGAAGGCGCGCGGATTTTCGGTCTCGCTTTATCCCTTCATCCTGATGGACCTTGCGCCCGGCAATGGTCTTGCCGATCCTTATGGCGGTGCAGAGCAAGCGGCCTTTCCCTGGCGCGGGCGGATCACCTGTCATCCGGCCATCGGTGAAACGGCCAGTGTTGACGGGACAGGCACGGCGCGCGATCAGGTCGAGGCCTTCTTCGGCACCGCCGCTGCGGCGGATTTCGCCGTCAGTGGTCAGACCGTCTCCTATACGGGACCTGCGGAATGGGGATTTAGGCGTTTCATCCTGCATCATGCGGCGCTGGCTGCTGCTGCCGGTGGTGTTGACGGATTTCTGATCGGTTCGGAAATGCGCGGCCTGACCACGATCCGGGGCGAGAGCAACAGCTTTCCGGCAGTGGAGCAGTTGACGCTACTGGCCACCGAGGCGCGGCAATTGCTCGGGGCGGGAACGCGTCTCTCCTATGCTGCGGACTGGTCGGAATATTCCGGTTACCAGCCCGCTGACGGGTCCGGCGATGTCTTCTTCCACCTGGATTCCTTGTGGAGTGCGCCGGAGATCGATGCCGTTGCCATTGACTGGTATGCGCCCTTGTCCGACTGGCGCGACGGCGACACGCATCTCGACAAGGCGGCGGGGTCTTCCATTCATGACCCGGACTATCTGGCCGGCAATGTCGAAGGCGGGGAGGGGTATGACTGGTATTATGCCAGCGCCGCGGACCGCGATGCGCAGATCCGTACGCCGATTACCGACGGGGCTTACGCAAAACCCTGGGTTTTCCGCTACAAGGATGTCCGCAACTGGTGGGCCAACGCCCATCATGACCGCCCGGGCGGCGTTGAATCCGCTGCGCCAACGGGCTGGGTGCCGCAATCCAAACCGGTCTGGTTTACCGAGCTGGGATGCCCGGCGATCGACAAGGGCGCCAATCAGCCCAATGTCTTCGTGGATCCGAAAAGCTCGGAAAGTTTTCAGCCCCATTATTCCAGTGGTGCGCGCGATGATCTCATCCAGCGGCGCTATATCGAAGCGCTGATTGAATACTGGTCGGCGGATGGTGGCCATAATCCGGTGTCGTCCGTTTATGGCGGCCCGATGATCGCGCCTGATCTCATTCATGTCTGGACGTGGGATGCGCGGCCCTTTCCCGATTTTCCGGCGCGTGGCGATATCTGGTCGGATGGTGCGAACTGGCGTTTGGGGCACTGGCTGAACGGCCGGGCCGGACTGGCGCCGCTGTCGCTGATCGTGGAGGAGCTGACAAGCCGATGCGGTCTTGATGCCTATTCCGGCGCTCTGGACGGGCTGGTTTCCGGTTTCGTGATTGACCAGCCGATGGCCGTGCGGGAGGCCTTGCAGCCGCTGATGACCGCTTTCGGTTTCACTGTGGCAGACCGGGCGGAAGGACCAGAAATCATTCGCTTCGGGCTGGCGTCCGATACGGTTCTGGAAAACGACTCGCTGTCATTGCCGCCCTCAGGCCGGGCCATGGAGATGAGCCTGGTGCAAAGCAGCGAACTGCCGCGCGATGTCCGCCTGCGTTATCAGCGCGATACGCCGGACTACCGCCCGTCCAGCGTCTATGCGCGGACAGAGACCGATGATCTGGAAGCGGTCGCTGATATCAGCCTGCCCTTACTGGCGGATGAAAGCACGGCTGAGGGCTGGGCGCGCGACATTCTGGGCGAGACACAGGCCGGAGCGGTGCAGTGGCAATTTTCCCTGCCGC